CATTGAGGAGATGAAAAAAGCCAAGCAAAAAGAACAAATGCTTAGTCTAATTAGTGGCTTTGGTAGCTTTGGTGAGATAGCTAATATAAATAAAGACATTTCCAATATGATCCTTGGTGATTCAGGGGTTGGCGGCATTCTTTCTTTTGCAGGAGGCAACAAAGCTCAAGAAAGCCTGGAGAAAAACCTGCAAGGAATCAGTGGTATAAATAATAACGTCACGTATAACTGGCAACAGTGGTTTGATAAAACACTTAAAGAAAAATACAGTAAAGATATTGAACTTGGTTATAGCACAGACCAGGCAAAAGAATTGGTACAAGTTGATTCTAAATTCGCTAAAGACTTTATCGAAAAATACTTGAATCCAAGGTTTAACGCGTCTAAATCTATTGCAGAATTCATAGAGTATATGGACGTCAAGGATAAAGAGCAAAACCCTTTTCAAACTCAGACTGTACTTAACGCATTGCAATTAACTGCATCAAAACAGGCAGAGGCACTGCTGAAACAAGTTGACAAAGAAAGCACAGAAAACCGTTTGTTCGATCCCGAGTATTATTTTAATCCAGATCCAAATCAAAACTCAAAAGCTGAATTGCAATCAAAAGAAGTAAATGATGCATGGGAAAAGGCAAAAAAAGGAGATGAATACTGGTTGGCACAAGCGTATCGCTTTGGGATAGATGTAAACGATAAAGCACAATTTGCAAAGATGCATTTTGAAGTTAAAGGCCAAGGTGTTGGTTTTGATCCTGCAAAAGATTACACAAGACCAGCAGACGTACGCAATGAAGTCATTACAAAAATCTTGCCAATATTGCAACGCGAAGCCGGTGAAAAAGGCAATACTTTTATTGGCGGTCAGTTTATTACGCCAGAAGAATTTGCTGACAACATGATTGAGGGTCTTGATCCGACAGATAAAACAACTTGGAAAGATGCACTTAAAGCTGCTGGGCTTAAGGATTTTGAAGGTAGTCTTGCTGAGTTTAGAGACTATGTGTCAGAGACATTACGTACAAACAGTGCACTGGAGGTGAGACAACAAATCAAATACTTAAATGAGAAAGGTGAAAAGCCTACACAAGAGAAACTTGGCGTCGAGTACATTGAACGACCAGAAGATTACAAACAAGATCAAATTAAAGGTGAAACTCAACTTTATAAAACGTTCCAGCAGGCTGGATATAAAGGCACAGAAGATGAGTTCTACACTAAATTTTTTCCTGATACAGATCGAACTGAACAACAGTTACTTACCAAGGCTGGCACAGGTACCAATCTTAAATTAAAAGGACTTGATTTTAGTGATCCGTTTGCGTCACTCAGTACAGTTCAAGGGTTCTTTGGAGATGAAGACCAAGACTCGACTGATAGCTCTTCTGAGAAAGAGTCAGATATTTTTGGCTTAGGATTAGATGATGATGATTCGACTCAATACAAATCAAAGACAGGTAGTCAAATCCTTGGTGAGTTTACGTCGATGTTTAAGGGGTTCTGATGTCAGACAAACGAAGAAAAGCTGCTAGTGCTGCCAAGTTACACAAGGATTCCATGCCTTGTAACAAGCCTCAGAAGACACCTAATCATCCCACCAAGTCACATGTGGTTAAAGCATGCGAGGGTGGTCAAGAGAAGATCATTCATTTTGGACAGCAAGGAGTTTCTGGCAGCCCAAAGAAGGAGGGCGAATCTGAGTCATATCGCAAGCGGAGAGAAAGCTTTAAAGCAAGACATGCCAAAAATATTGCAAAAGGTAAAATGTCTGCTGCCTATTGGGCCGACCGCGTAAAATGGTGATGTCAATTTGTACTTGACATGGCAAAACCCAAAGCATCAGCAGTCATTAAGCTTGAATCTAAGCCCAAGCGCACACGTCAAGGTGACGGAAAAAATTCAAAGGCTAATCATGGTCGCAAATTAAGTCGCGGACAAGGTAATTAATCTGTGTATGATTGGGGATAGCAATTGTTATCCCCATGGCTGATTTTACACATGCCATTAACTTGATACGAAAATATGAGGGATTTAGTGAAAAGGCATGCCCAGATTTAACTACTGGGGCAGAGCCATATACGATTGGCTATGGGACTCAGTATTACCCAGATGGCTCACCTGTAAAACGTGGTCAGTTTTGCAGTAAAGAAAAAGCCTTGGAATATTTGTTCCACGAGGTTCAGGTCATTGACAATCAACTAGCCAAATTGAATCTTGGCCTCGATGATTGCATGCGTCAGTCGTTGATTTCTTTTGTTCATTCCATTGGTTGGGAACCTTTTCTTTACAGCGAGATTGTAGATGCCATTGAAAATGAAGATTTCTGTGCGGCCACAGAGAACATGGCTGGCTGGGTTTTTGACTCGTGTCACAAAGTCATTGGGGGCTTGCTTGATAGACGTCGAGAAGAAATCAAATTATTCCTGGCAGATATTGATACAAATCCCTGGGCATCAACTGCCATCTTATTGAGAGCGTTTCGCAATTACGTTGCTGCTGATTATCAGGTCAGAGCAATTAGAAAGCTGGAAGAAGCAATAAGCCCTTATCACCTGGCAGAGTTTGCCAATGCTTTTGGTATGGACCAGCCAGGTTGGTTTGATTTTGACTGCGATGATGCCGGCGTTGTATTCAACAGCTAGCATTAGAATAATTGCAACGAATGCATGAAGACCGGGATGGAAAGGTCAGCTGAAGCCCGTGAGTTTGAGTTGCCTTTAGAGCTGCAGTTCTCCATGCGTAAAGCAGAGCTTGCTGCCCACGAAATGACATGGGAAGAACTGTTGTGCGCATTATTGAACCTCTACCACCAGCGCATGATGGAATGGTATGCAATCAAAGATATTCTTGCAGCTGAGAACATCGAGCTTGATTGGGATATTCCAACCGACATTGAATTAGAGCAACTCGCCGCCGCCTGTATGGACGACGACGAGGATGATGATGACGAATACGAAGAGGATCAGCTCCAGCCTTTCTGAGCTACTAAATCTCTGCTTCATCAAATTCAATAAGGCGGTTTAGATACCACTGAGCTTTTTTCAGTGATTCTGTACCGCCTTTGCTGCGTTCGCGCCAGTTGTATTTTGCAATGTTCCCTTTCAAGTAACCACGGAACTCCTCCTTGGTAAGCTGGGCCTCAATTGCCTCAATACACTCGATAGTACCTGCGGCAGTGTAATGGGAAGGATGATTAACTACATCTTCTTCCGCAAGATCTTGAGGGGAAATAACTGAGGTTAAGTCAAGTGGTTTGGTAGTGAGCCAGGGCACTGGACATACACCATCCTTGCAGCCTGAGTCATCCGTCAGCGGCGTAAACCACGGCGCTTTTGTGACATCTCGATCATCTCCTGATTGGGTGCCCCCAGGTCCAGCACTAACGCCTTGGGTTTTGGTGACGCCCCCATCTCCAGGCCCTCCTCCATCGAAGGAATGTACCCCGTCATTCCAGGACGTTGCCCCTCGAGATGCAGTGGATTCCTCTCCAGACCCTGCTCGCATGCTGTCAAACCACGGTTGTATTGATCATACAGCGGAACGTCGTTTTTTTCATTATCGAGACCAGCTCCGAAATCTTCTTCTGACAAACAACGACACTTCACTTCATCTTGGATGAAGCTATCTAAAAATCCTGCGGCGCCATGCATGGCGAGTACCAGTTGATTTACTGCTTCTACAATGATACTATGGCACAATTCTTTGATCCTACTTACGATCCGACCCGAGACGCTGGCACGTCAGGAGCTGAAGTATCTGATCTAAGGCCTGAGCAGGCGTATGACACAGATATGCGTCGTATCCCCCAGGAGGACCGCAGAGCCGCTGAGTCGGTCAACGACAACCAGGGGCGCGTAGCGAAGTTCATGCGGGCTGCCAGGACCGCTGGAGCCTACAGACAAAGAGCTGGCATTGCTGAGCCGACCATCCGTGGACGCACTCCAAGATCAGAAGCAACCATCGATGGTGTAGCTCTGCCAAGCACAGGTGATTCAGGTGGGCGCACCGGTAGTGTTGGTTACGCCCGTAAACCCAAACCAAACTTTGGTAAACAGTTTGTCTAGACCTGGGACAGCACAACATTCATTGGCTGACCTTGGTACTTACCCTTGCGATCTTGGTAGCTTACTTCGCAGGGATTGCCACGATAAAACAACAGTTGAGTGATGCCCTCATTTGCGTAGATACGATTGAAGAGCCCAGTACAATTACTGATCTCCAAGGTGAGATAGCCTCGCCACATTGGCTCTGCTGGCGTAATATTTACCAGAATTCCCGATCGGGCATACGTAGATTTACCAACAGCAACAACGGTCACATCCCGTGGAAGATTTAAGCATTCCATTGCCACGCCAAGGCAATAACCATAAGGAGGAATCAAGAAGTACTGACCTTTCTCATCTTCTAGTAATTCAGTAGGCCGAAGGATATCTGCATCAAAAGCTTTAGGATCGCAGTCACCGGCCTGGATCTTACCAAAAACTAAGCATTGTTTAGGGGACAACCGAATATCATACCCATAAGAACTCAAACCATAGCTCAGAAGCTTGCGTCCATCTTCCTTGCTAACCAAATGATCAACAAAAGGTGAAATCATGCCCTCTTTAAGGGCAAGCTCACGAATTTCCCAGTCAGCAAGAACGCTCATAACCTTGTCTCATCAAATGCACTATAGGGAATTTATCTGATGATGCGACCACGATCCGTGTAGATTTTCTCAAATCTTTCGGTGCAATTTTCCACGTCATCGACAGGAGGGAGATACACTAGCATCGATGTGCAAGTTTTGTTTAGCTTCACTTTTCCTTCCGTCCTTAGCCACAGGGTTGGGGCAGTGTGCAGTACACACATGGGAAAATCAAAAATCTTTGGCTCGTATCGAATCATGTCAGGGCAGTTGGCAAAATAAAGACCCTGCTTAATTTCTTGTGCCATCCATTTTTTGTACAAGGTGCGAAACCAAACTGCATAGGAAGATACCAGTGTTGGAGATGCGCCACTCCTGGTTTTTTTCCAGCGCTGATTAGCCTTTTCCCAAAAGTAAACACCGTTTGGAGGAAAGAGATATACGTTGCCAAACCATTGCTGATCATTAAGACCATCCTTGGTTGGTGTATAGTATTCCGTTGCGTTGACATACGTGTTAGCAAGATCTGAACTTGCTGGATCAAGATCGATATTGCCCAGCAATTCATGAGC